CTGCAAAGGCTATTAAGTCTCTTAGTTCTTCTGAGTATGCCGCTACAACACGAGCAAAACGAAAAGGCACTAAGGCGGGTAAGCAGTTTGTGGCTCAACCTAAAAAAGTTAGAGCCAAAGTAAAACCGCATAGGAAAATTACATGACGGAAAAGCAACAAAAGTTTCTTGATGCGTTATTTGGTGAAGCCGAAGGTGATCCAGTACGAGCACTTAAGATTGCAGGTTATGCCCAAGGGGAGTCATCAACGAGAGTTATGGCTCCTTTAAAGGATGAAATAGCTAATCGTACCCGTGACTTTATTGCTAACAATGGACCTCGTGCTGTTTGGTCTTTGATGAACGTTATGACTAACCCAACAGACTTAGGTAATAAAGAGAAGATGGCTGCTGCTAAAGACTTCTTAGACCGTGCTGGTTTTGTAAAGACCGACAAGGTAGAAGTCAAATCAGAAAGCCCACTGTTTATTTTACCCCCTAAAGAAAATGAAGCTTGATAAAACTTGGAAACTTCCAAAGCCTGACAAAACCGAAAGTGGCTATGTTTGGCACCCAGTAGTAAGAGTAGGTAGACAAGTACCATTTGGTTACTCACAAGATCCAGATGATAAAGATATTATTATACCTATTCCAGAAGAACTAGAACTGTACGAACAAGCAAAGAAACACCTAAAGCAGTACAGTTATCGTGATGTAGCCAATTGGTTAAGTGATCAATCAGGTAGGCATATATCACATGTAGGACTATACAAGAGAGTTAGACTTGAGCAGAAGCGTAAGAGAGAAGCTGCAAACCAACGCTACCTTGCCGAGCGATACAAAGAGGCGCTCGACAAAGCGGAAAAAATCGAAGCCCAAATCCGTGGTGGTAGAGAAGAGTCCAGCCCAGCCGAAGCCTGAAGCTCTAGACTATGAGGAGATAACTCGTGAAGTTATCTTTGAACCCAATGAGGGGCCACAGACAGACTTCCTTGCATCTACAGAGCAAGAAGTATTATATGGAGGATCAGCTGGTGGAGGTAAGTCTTATGCTATGGTTGCTGATCCTGTTCGTTATTTAGGCAACCCTAACGCTAGGATGCTCCTAGTACGTAGAAGTACAGAAGAACTTAGAGAACTTATTTCAGTATCTAAACAACTTTATCCTAAAGCTATCCCTGGAATTAAGTTTATGGAACGAGATAAGACTTGGGTAGCCCCTAGTGGTGCAACTCTCTGGATGTCTTACCTAGACCGTGACGATGACGTTATGAGATACCAAGGTCAAGCCTTTAACTGGATTGGCTTTGACGAACTTACACAGTGGCCTACACCCTACCCTTGGAACTACATGAGGTCACGACTTAGAACAACTAAAGCTAGTGGCTTACCGCTCTATATGAGAGCTACTAGCAACCCTGGAGGTCCAGGGCATCAGTGGGTCAAGAAGACCTTTATTGATCCTAGCACTCCTAGTGAAGCATTTTGGGCAACGGATACAGATAGTGGTGAAGTTATATGCTGGCCGAAAGGTCATAGTCGAGAAGGTGAGCCACTATTTAAACGTAGGTTTATACCTGCTACCTTATTCGATAATCCTTATCTAGCAGAAGATGGTATGTATGAGGCTAATCTTCTGTCGTTACCTGAGCATCAACGAAGGCAGCTACTAGAAGGTGACTGGGATATTAATGAAGGTGCAGCCTTTCCAGAGTTTAATCGTAAAGAGCATGTAATAGAACCTTATGATATACCTAATAGTTGGGTAAAGTTTAGAGCTTGTGACTATGGTTATGGATCTGCTACAGGGGTGCTTTGGTTTACCGTAAGTCCATCTGAACAATTAATTATCTACAGAGAAATGTATGTTTCTAAAGTTACTGCAACAGACCTAGCTGATCTAATACTAGAAGCTGAAGATGGTGAAAAGATACGGTATGGAGTTCTTGACTCTTCTCTTTGGCATAATCGTGGTGATACTGGCCCTAGCCTTGCTGAACAGATGATTATGAAAGGTTGCCGTTGGAGACCTTCAGACAGATCTAGGGGTTCTCGTGTAGCTGGTAAAAACGAAATACACAGACGACTACAAATAGACGAGTTTACAGAAGAACCAAGAATGGTCTTTTTTAATAACTGTACTAATACTATCTCTCAAATACCAGCTATACCCCTAGATAAAAACAATCCTGAGGATGTAGATACACATGCAGAAGATCACTTGTACGATGCTTTAAGGTACGGTATAATGACTAGACCACGAAGTAATCTATTTGATTTTGATATAAGTGGTCAAAGTACAGGGTTCCAAGCTTCAGATGCAACCTTTGGATATTAAGGATAAGATATGGAAGAAGATTTTGAAGACATGATCATGGACACGGAGGGAACTTCGTCTATTGATGATGTTAAAAAAGAAGATTACTCAGACCCAGCAGCAGGTCAAATTGTAACTTTTGTACGAGATAAATACTCAAAGGCTGAGACTGCACGTCAAGTTGACGAAGAGCGTTGGGTACAAGCTTACCGTAACTACCGTGGCATCTATGGTCCTGATGTACAATTTACTTCCACTGAACGATCTAATATCTTTGTTAAGGTTACTAAGACTAAAGTATTAGCTGCTTATGGTCAGATTGCTGAAGTCTTGTTTGGTGGTAATAAGTTTCCTATTACTATTGACCCCTCTATACTACCAGACGGTGTAGAAGAAACAGTAAGCTTTGAAACTAATCCAGATCAGCGTAAGGCTCAAGAATCATTACCTGATTTACTTCCTGGTGAAACAACTCAAGATCTTAAAGAACGCCTTGCAGGTATGGAAAAAACTCTTGATCCAGTAATGGATTACTTAAAACCTGGAGCAGCTAAGACTCCTACTTCTCCTCAGTTTCACCCTGCAGATGAGTCTGCAAAGAAAATGGAAAAGAAAATACACGACCAGCTAGAAGAGTCCCACGCAAAGAAGCACCTCCGTGCTGCGGCCTTTGAGTCAGCTCTATTTGGAACTGGCATTATGAAGGGTCCATTTGCTGTAGATAAAGAGTATGCTAATTGGGATGAAGAGGGTAATTACTCTCCGATGTTTAAGACTGTCCCACAGACTAGCTCTGTATCTATCTGGAACTTCTATCCTGACCCAGATGCTGCTACTATGGAAGAGGCAGAGTACGTTGTAGAACGTCACAAGATGTCTCGTTCACAGGTACGTGCCTTAAAGAACCGTCCATACTTCCGTGAGAATGCTATTAACAACGCTTTGAAACTTGGCGAGTCCTACAACAAAGAGTGGTGGGAACAAGTTATGGAAGACAGTGGAGAGCAGGAACAAGCAGAACGCTTTGAAGTTCTTGAGTTCTGGGGTTTTGTAGATACATCTATTCTAGAAGAGCAAGATGTAGATATTCCTAGTGAGCTTAAAGATGCAGAGCAACTTAGTGTAAATATCTGGATTTGTAACGGACAAGTTCTACGCCTAGTAATGAATCCATTTACTCCTTCCTATATTCCATACTTTGCTGCACCTTATGAAATGAATCCTTACAGTATCTTTGGTGTAGGTATTGCAGAAAATATGGATGATACCCAAACCCTAATGAACGGGTTTATGCGTATGGCAGTAGATAATGCTGCACTATCGGGTAACCTACTTATTGAGGTTGACGAGACGAATCTCGTCCCAGGGCAAGACCTCTCCGTGTATCCAGGGAAGGTGTTTAGGAGACAGGGAGGGGCACCTGGTCAAGCCGTGTTCGGCACCAAGTTCCCTAACGTATCTAACGAGAACATGCAGATGTTTGACAAGGCAAGGGTTTTAGCAGATGAATCAACTGGATTTCCATCTTTCGCACATGGTCAGACAGGGGTGTCTGGTGTTGGTCGTACTGCTTCTGGTATTTCTATGCTCATGTCTGCTGCCAACGGCTCTATCCGTAACGTAGTTAAGAATATTGATGACTACTTACTTGGACCACTAGGTAAAGCCTTTTTTAACTTTAATATGCAGTTTAACTTTGACTCAGATATTAAAGGTGATCTTGAAGTAAAAGCTCGTGGTACTGAAAGCTTGATGGCTAATGAGGTACGTAGCCAACGCTTGATGCAGTTCTTGCAAGTTGTACAGAATCCTGCACTGGCACCATTTGCTCGTATGGATTATATTGTACGTGAGATTGCTAAGTCTATGGATCTTGATCCTGACAAGGTTGGCAACAACATGGCACAGGCAGCAGTCCAAGCTGAGATCCTAAAAGAGTTCCAAGCAGCTAACCCACCACCAGCACCAGAACCAGGAGTAGCACCTCCTCAGGGCGCTCCTGCTGGCGCACAGGTACAGGATACTCAAGGTAGCGGGGGTGGTAACATAGGTACTGGTACAGCTCCTACACCAGGAGAACAGGGCTTCTCAGCTAATACTGGTCAACAACAAGTACAATGAAACTCGTCGTGAATAATACACTAAAGCCTTTTGTAAATAACCCAGAGTTATACACTCCG